TGTAATAAATAAAATAAAGGAGGTAAGCCCTATATGCCAACTTTCGGCGACAGGCTAATCCATGCGTGGAACGCCTTCATGAATAGGGATCCGACTCCAGAGTCTTTAAGCCGTGACTACGGCGAGGTTTCTTATTCATCATACAATCCATATCATTTCCGTTTATCTAGAGGGAATGAAAGAACCATTGTAACATCTATCTATAATCGTATAGCGTTGGATGTTGCTCAGATTAAGTTTAAGCATGTTAAGCTTAATCAAAATGGCTACTTTGTTAATGAAATGGATTCCAAATTGAACAACTGTTTAACAGTTTCTGCCAATAAAGATCAGACAGGTCGTGCATTCATACAGGATGTAGTAATGTCTATGTTCGATGAAGGAACTGTAGCAGTTGTTCCTATAGATACTTCAATTGACCCTGAGAAAGGGTCTTTTGAAATTGAATCATTGCGTGTGGGCAAGATTACCCAATGGGCACCCGATCACGTAAAAATTAATGTTTACAACGATCGCACTGGCAGGCATGAGGAATTATGGTTTGCCAAGGCGCACGTTGCAATCATAGAAAATCCGCTTTACTCGATCATGAACGAACCGAATTCAACGTTGCAAAGGTTAATTCGTACTTTAACGTTGATGGATGTTGTTGATCAGCAAAGTGGATCCGGGAAGTTAGATATGATTATCCAGCTTCCTTATCTAGTTAAAACTGAAACTAAGAAGCAACAGGCTGAACAACGTCGTAAAGATATAGAAATGCAGCTTACTGGTAGTAAGTATGGCATTGCTTATATTGACGCGACCGAGAAAATCACACAGTTGAACCGTCCGTTAGAAAACAATTTACTATCTCGTATTGAGTACCTGACAAACATCGTATACGGGCAGTTGGGAATCACTACCGGGATTCTAGATGGTTCTGCGGATGAACAGACTATGATGAACTATTACTCTAGGACTGTTGAACCAATTGTTTCAGCGATAGCTGATGAAATGAAACGAAAGTTTCTTACTAAGACCGCGATCACCCAAAGACAATCAATAGCGTTCTTTAGAGATCCATTCAAGCTTGTACCTACATCTAAGCTTGCAGAACTTGCCGATAAGTTTACAAGAAATGAAATCATGTCTTCTAACGAATTCAGGCAGGTTGTTGGCTTACTTCCGGTTGATAGTGCAAGAGCTAACGAACTCAGCAATAAGAATATTAACCAGGCCAATAATGGAGCCCCGATTCCGAATGTTATTGATCCGAATGCACAAGCTGAATATGAACAGCAACCTCCTGAGGAGTATATGCAAGAGCCTCAGGAAGATCAAGTAACAGAGGAACCGGTTGAAGAGAAGAGCTTGAGTGATTTGAAGCTGTCTGAAATTTGAAAAAGGAGTTAAGAATTCAAAATGGCTAAGAAAAAGTATGATTTTTGGGGATGGGCCACAAGGAATGACTTGAAATGCTCCGATGGAAGGACAATTCGCCACAATGCGTTTAAGGATTGTGATGGCTTGACTGTTCCACTTGTTTGGAATCATCAGCATAACGATCCGGATAACGTATTAGGCCATGCGCTATTGAAGAATGTCGATGAAGGTGTTAAAGCGTATGGCTTTTTTAATGACCTTCCTAAATCTCAAAGGATTAAGACTATCATGCAGCATGGTGATATTTGCAGTTTGTCGATTTATGCAAATGGTCTGAAACAGACTGCAGATGGCGATGTACTCCATGGAATTATCCGAGAGGTTAGTCTGGTGCTTGCTGGAGCAAATCCAGGTGCATCAATCGAGTATGTCATGGCTCATAGCGCCGATGAAGATCCTGTAGCTGTCGGTGCAGAAATTTATACAGGAGAAGATCTTGTTCTTGAGCACAGCGATGACTCTGATGTGATCGAAGTAGTTGAAGATCCTGAAGAAGTTAAAGAAGAATCTAAGTCTGAAGAACTTGAACATGCAGCAACTGATGATGCTGCAGCTGAATCACCGAAGGAAGAAACGCCTTCGGAGAAAGAAGATGGAAAGGACAAAGATATGGCTGAAATTAAAGAAGAAGCTAAAGATGAAATGACTGTTCAGGATGTATTAGACTCTATGTCTCCGGAACAGAGGAAAGTTTGTGAATACTTGGTCGGAGAAGCTTTAGCTTCTGCTGGCGAAACTGAAGATGAAGAAGAGGATGAAGAAATGAAGCATAACGCATTTGACAACGAAGACGCTATCCAGCACGATGGTATGGAAGAAGAAATCTACAACGCTTTACAGGATGCTAAGAGATATGGCTCCGTCAAGGAATCTTTCTTAGCTCACAACTTAAACACTGAAGAAGTTTTAGTTCACAGTGTTAACCACTTAGATTATCTTGCACCGGAATGGAAGAATGTCCATGGCAATGAAGTTCCGTTTATTACGACTACTCCGAATGGTTGGGTTGACGTAATCAACAACGGTGTTCATAAGACTCCGTTTGCAAAGATTAAGATGATGTTCGCTGACTTAACACCAAATGAAGCAAGAGCTAGAGGTTATGTTAAGGGCACTCAGAAGATTGAAGAAGTATTTACTCTGTTAAGAAGAGAAGTTGATGCTACTACAATCTATAAGAAGCAGTCTTTCGATCGTGACGATCAGATTGATATCACCGATATCGATATGGTTGCTTGGATCAAGAAAGAAATGAGACTGAAACTGGATGAGGAAAGAGCTCGTGCTTACATCTTTGGCGACGGCAGAAGCTCTACCGATAACGATAAGATCAACGAAAAGAAGATCATCCCAGTTGTCAACGATACTGAGCAGAACCTGTATGCTATGGCATATACTGTTGAACAGGCAGGAGATGAAACTCTGGCTCATGCCGTTATCAATAAGATGGTTAAGGGTCTTGATGATTACCAGGGTTCTGGCAATGTCACTGCATTTGTTAGATCTGATATTGTTTCCGATATTCTCTTAATGGAAGACAAGATTGGTCAGAGACTTTACAAGGGTATGAACGAAGTTGCTTCTGCAATGTCCGTTGATAAGGTTGTTAAAGTTCCTGCATCTGTTATGCCGGCAGACGTCTATGCAGTCGCTCTTGACCTGCGTGACTACAATGTTGGTATGAACAAGGCTGGTGAAGTTTCTCTGTTCGATGACTTCGATATCGATTACAACAAGATGAAGTATCTGATTGAAACTCGTTGCTCTGGCGCACTTGTTCTGCCTCATTCAGCAATTGTTCTTAAGAAAAAAGCTGACTAGTATAAACTAAATCGTTTATTCGTAGAAAGGAATAATCAAAATGGCTAAGTGGTTCGGCCAAATTGGCTTTGCTGTGACTGAAGAAACCGCTCCGGATGTATGGGTCGAGCACATTGTTGAAAGATCCTATTATGGAGATGTGCTTAGAAATGTCAGATCTACAAGTACTGTTAATCAGGTTAATGAAGGATTTAACATTTCAAATCAAATAAGCTTTGTGGCCGACCCTTATGCCAAAGAGAATTTCTATCGAATGAAATATGTGACCTTTATGGGTGCTAAATGGAAGATCAACGAGGTCGAAGTTCAGTACCCTAGGTTAATTATGCAGCTCGGAGGTTTATGGAATGGCGAAGAAGCGGACTGAATTATCTCCAATACTTAGAAGTATTTTAGGAAGTAATAATGTTTATTTCCAATCTCCGGCTCCGCATAAGTTAACTTATCCATGCATTGTTTACGAGATTAGTAGCAGAAATGTCAATTATGCTGACAATACAAGATACAAAGATATGAATCAATATACAATCACACTTATCGGAAGAGATCCTGATAATGATGAATATATTGATCAACTTTTGGATCTACCGTATTGTTCATTCGATCGTCGTTTTGTATCGGATAATCTCTATCACGATGTATTCAATTTATTTTTTTAATGGAGGAATGAAATGGCTAGATTAGTTTGGGATCAGATCGGCGAGAAAGTATATGAGACTGGTGCTCGTAATGCTGTTCTTTACCCGATGGATAGCAATAACACTTATTCAAAAGGTGTTGCATGGAACGGTCTCTTAGGCTTTGATGAGAACCCTTCTGGTGCAGAACCTACTAAACTGTGGGCTGATGATATTAACTATATCACTATGTTCTCTGCTGAAGAATATGGTGGCACTATCAGAGCTTACACTTATCCTGATGAATTCGAAGCTTGTGACGGTTCCGCATCATTATCCAAAGGTGTAGTTGTAGGCCAGCAGAATCGTCAGACGTTTGGCTTCTGCTTCAGGACCATTGTTGGTAACGATACTCAGGGTGATTCTTATGGTTACAAGCTCCATCTGATTTATGGTTGCAAGGCTTCACCGTCAGCCAAGACTCATGACACTGTAAACGATTCACCGTCTGCAGTCGAAATGTCTTGGGAAATTTCTTGTACACCGGTTCCTGTTACAGGTTTAAAACCGACTTGTGTTCTGGAAATTGATTCAACTGCTGTTGACCATGATAAATTAACAGCGTTTGAAGAAATTCTTTACGGAAACGCTACAGATGAAGCAAGACTGCCATTACCTGATGAAGTAATGACTCATTTTAATAAGCAATAGTTAATAAGAACTAGGTGATATTTAAGAGCGGTTTATGCATTTATAAGCCGCTCTTTTATTTTCTTATGAAAGGAGAGCAAACATGTATAAGAAAACAGTAACTTACACAGATTTTAACGGAGTAGAAAGAACAGAAGATTTCTATTTCCATTTTACAAAAGCTGAACTTATGGATATGCAGCTTTCAACCGATGGTGGATTGGTCGATATTATTAAGAAAATTGTAATGTCTAAAGATACTCCAGAGCTTATCAAATTATTTAAAAAGGTAATTCTGATGGCCTATGGTATTAAGAGCGACGATGGCAAACGATTTAAGAAATCTGATGAAATTCGCGATGACTTTATGTCAACCGAAGCTTATTCAGAAATTTACATGGAATTAGCTACCGACGCTGATGAGGCTTCTCGTTTCATTAATGGAATTCTTCCAGAAGATCTTGCAAATCAGGCTAATGATTTGATCGCTAAGGGCGAGATCGATGAGGATACAAAGAAGCTATTAGAAGAAATTAAGAAATAGCTTTAAGCAAAATGTACAAACTAGTTATCCACAAGGGTGAATGGTTTGATGAAAGAAAACAAGAGTTTATCACCATTAAAGATGATATAACTCTAAACTTAGAGCATTCTCTCGTTTCCTTATCTAAATGGGAATCAAAATGGAAAAAGCCTTATCTTTCTTTAGACAAAAAAACTAAAGAGGAAGAAATAGACTACATTCGATGCATGACATTAACTCAGAATGTAGATCCGAACATATATTATCTTCTTACCCCTATAGATTTGTACGGGATCAGTAAGTATATTAATGATCCAATGACAGCTACCACTTTTCGTCAGGAAGAGAGAAAAGGGGGAAAGGAGATTATTACTGCAGAAATAATCTATTACTGGATGACATGCTACAACATTCCTTTTGAATGCCAAAAATGGCATCTTGGAAGACTTATAGCGCTAATTCGTGTATGCGCTGCTAAGAGTGGCGGCGATGGAAAGAAGATGTCTCAAAGAGAGATTATGAGCAGGAATAAAGCTTTGAATAAAGCAAGAAGAGCAAAACTACACAGTAAAGGGTAATCAATAGGAGCTGTAGCCAATGATAAAAATCGTTCAAAATGGCAATTACGCCAAAGCTAAACAGTATCTTGCTCGAGTTAAAAAACCAGTAAAGGCATCTTTGCTTGAACGATATGGCGATAGAGGCGTTCGAGCTCTTAGAGACGCAACTCCTGTTGATACGGGAAAAACTAGAGATTCCTGGTATTACAAGATAGTCGAGCAAGATGGACGACTGTCTATCGAGTTCTGTAATTCAAACGTTGCTGATTATGTTCCAATTGCTATTATTCTACAGTATGGACATGGTACAGGGACTGGAGGATGGGTTGAAGGTAGAGACTACATCAATCCGGCTTTAGCCCCTGTATTTGACTCTATAGCACAAGACGCATGGAAGGAGATTACTCGATGAGCAGAACAATTGACGAAAAAGTAGTATCGTTGCAATTCGAAAACCAAAATTTCGAGAAAAACGTAAAAACTTCCATGTCTACACTTGAGAAATTTCAAAATAGCTTGAAATTTGATGGTGCTGAAAAAGGAATTGAAAAAGTAGAAAAGGTTGCTTCTAAATTTGATATGAAGCATATGACCGAAGAAGTAACTAATACATCGAAAGCCTTTAGTGCTTTAGAAACAGTTGCTACTGGGGTCCTTCTTAGAATTGGTTCAAAAATAGGAGATGTCACAACAAAGCTGGTTACATCATTGTCCGGCATAGAGAATGTAACAAATGGATACTCCAAATTTGAACAGAAAACCGGTTCAGTTCAAACTTTGTTGAATTCTACTGGAAAAGATCTAGAAGATATAAATAAATATTTGAATACTTTAATGCGATTCTCGGATGAAACCTCTTATGGTTTTACAGAGATGGCAAATTCTCTAGCACAGTTAACTTCAAATGGTGGTGATATTGAGCGATTAGTTCCGATGATAACGGGTATCGCTAATGCTGTCGCCTTTGCCGGTAAAGGTCCAGCGGAATTCAGTAGAGCCATTTACAATTTAAACCAGTCATATGGCGCTGGTGCACTTAAGTATCTGGACTGGAAGTCATTGGAACAAGCAGGTGTTGCTTCAAAAGACTTAAAGAAGGCATTCATTGAAACTGCAATTGAACTTGGTAAATTAAATGAAGAAGCCATGACTACTTCAGGAACAATTGTTGATATTGCAAACTTTTCGCAAACATTAAAAGACAATTGGGCCGATACTGAGGTTATGGAAGAAACCTTTGGCAAATTTGCAAAGTATACGCAAATGGCCGATGAAATGGTCAACTCCGGTGAAGTAGAAACTTATTATGAAGCATATGAAATACTTGCGCAAACATATGATGATGTTTATTTAAAAGCTGCAAAAGCTGCACAAGAAACCAAAACATTCAATGAAGCAGTTGAAGCAACAAAGGATGCAGTTTCATCTGTTTGGTTAACATTCTTTGAAACAGTTTTTGGTGATTTTTATAAAGCAAAAACCTTATGGTCAAGTTTAGCAGAAGACTTATATGATATATTTGTAGTTCCAGGAAAAAAGATGAACGAAGTTGTTGGTGGAGCATTTAAAGATGTTTACACACAACTAGAAGATGTTTTTAAAGGAAAAGCGTTTAAAGATGCTGGAGTTACTTTTGAGAACTTTAGTGAAAGCTTCATGGCATTTCTCAAAAATAGTGGATACAATATCGATGAATTAATCGAAAAATACGGATCATTAAGAGATGCGTTTGCTGAAGGTGACGCTATAATTACTGATGCTCAAGGGCATACTGCTCGTTTGGGAGATGTGTTCTCTAGATTCTTAACTAAATTTGTAGCTGATGTAGATTCTGGCCGTTCTGCAACAAAAGATATTGCCAGCAATTTAGAAAAAGTTCAAAGCATATTTGACGGAATTTGGAGAGGCGATTTCGGAAATGGTGCCGAAAGAGTTGAAAAATTAACGAAAGCTTCAATCGATTATGCTACTGCGCAAGATCTGATTAACCGACTGGCTAAAGAAGGTCATCGATCTGGATACATTTTAACTGCAAAAGATATAGAATATTTGTCTGAAGCAGAACTTAAAAATCTTGGTATAACACCGGAATTAGCTAATGAAATTTCGAAATTAGCAAAAGAAGCAGATAAAGCTAATCAACCATTATCCGAATTAATTGGAGATATAGTTGGAAGGTCTAATAGAAAAACTGCTGCGAATCTTCTTGCAGAGACTATACTAAATTTAACTGGAACAATCAAGAACTTACAATCCACAGTAGGTGAGGCTTGGAGTAAAGTATTTACTGGAAATTTAGCGGATGTTATTTATAACATAATGCTAAGGATTCACGATTTTGTAGAAGCAATTCGTGAAGCAACAACTGAGTCCAAGCTTCTTACTGATATATTTACAATTTTCTTCCAGGGATTAAAGATTATTGGCAAAGGATTTACTTTAGTATACGAAGTAGTTAAAAAATTAATTGAGGCTGGAATTAAAGTACTATCTACTTTATTCAAAGATCTCAATATTAATGTAGATGATTTTGCAACGACCATATCTGATGCTTTGGATATGGCGATAGACTGGGTTAAGAATAACGAAACTATTATTGAATACGTGGAGAAGGCTGCAACTGGTTTATCTTCAGCATTATCGGCTGTTAAGAGCTGGATCGAGCAGGTTGTTTCTATGGATGATGTTTCTTTATTCTTCTCAGGAATAAAAGATAGTCTTACAAATTTAAGCAATGTAAAAATCGATTTTAGTGGCTTACTAGGCGGATATTCTAAAGTAGTCGAAAAGATTAAAACTGGTAAAAAGCTATCATTTAAGGATATCACAAGTGGAATTACTGGTTTCTTTACTAATTTTAAAGACACAGTAACTAAAGCTTTATCTGATACCTATAATCAGTTTAAAATGAGTGAAGATCAAATTGCTGAATTTGAGGATAAGATACAGAAATTTGGTGAATCACTTGTTACTTTAGGTTTTGGTTATTTATCTTTAACTACATTTAAAAAGCTTGCAGAATCTCTTTCTGACTTGATTTCCCCAATAAGAACACTTAGCGACGTATTCGCATCATTTGCCGATGTCGGAAAATCTATAAAGGCATATATCGATACGATGACAAGAGACAGAGCTGTTAATAATATTCTTAAGGTATCTGTTGCTGTTGGAATATTCGCTGCTGCTTTATATGCTCTTGCATCTATTGGAAATAGTGATGCATTATGGACTGCGAT